CTGGTAGCAGACACGAGCAACATCGAAGCCCTACAAGAAAGCCAAGAAGCTAAAATCGCCAAGGTTGAAAAACTGTACCGCATGGGCGTGCCGTTTAATATTTTGTCGCAGCACTTTGAGCTAGGTTTTGAGCCGGTCGAAGGTGGTGATATTGGCTATATTCCAACTGGTTTAATTCCGGTGGGTTTTAGTTTTGACGAGCCAAGCGAAGAGGAAAAGATGCTATTCAAGGCGATGCTGAAAGATGGCTAAAACCCTAACAGGTATAACACCCCAACGCGAACAGCGTTTAACCGAGCTGATGGTTGAGCGTTTAGCGCAAAGTGTTGAGCCTAGGTTGCGCAAAGAGATTAGGCGTGCCATGTTGGCTTATGCTGACAGTTACAACAACGACATTAAGACAGCCCAAGCACAGCAAGACCATAGCACAGCAATAACCGCGATACTTACCCCGATGTGGTCGCGTGCGTTTACTACATTTGGGCGTAGGATGTTAGAGGGTTATAAGCGATATGATCCCCGTGAAGCCGTTAAAAGTCTTGATGTGTATGAGCAGGCGTTTAGACGGTTTTTAGCGGTTTACGGTGCGCGTAAGGTGACGCAAATCATCGGTACAACACAAAGCCAAGCCGTTAAGCTCATTACTGCAGCGATTGATGAAGCGCAGCAAGAAGGCTTTGGCGAGATTGAAACCGCCAAAGTGGTATTGAGTAACGTGAGAAGTCAAGCCGGTGTTTTATCCAGTTACCGCGCCAAGATGATAAGCCGCACCGAATCACACAGCGCTGCAATGACATCAAACCACACAGCCGCAAAATCCACAGGCCTGCCGCTGTTAAAAGAGTGGGTAGCAAGTCGAAGCGAGCGCACTAGACCTGACCACGAGGAAGCCAACGGGCAACGGGTCAAGATTGATGACAGCTTTATAGTGGGTGGCGAATATTTATTAATGCCAGGCGATCCCAGTGGAAGCGCTGAGCAAATAATTAACTGCCGATGCGCTCAAATCTATGTATTACCTGATTAGTATTGACTTTTGTCTATATGTGTTATAATGCGCCTAAGAATTAAGAGGATTGAGTAATGGATAAAAAAGCCATTAGCTTTAAAAGTGAAGATATCGAAGGCCGCGTGTTTAGTGGCTATGCCAGCACATACGACCTAGACCAAGGCGGTGACGTTATCGAGCGCGGTGCATTCGCTAAGACCATTAGCGAGCGATCGCAAGACATAAAAGTTTTGTGGAATCACGATGCGCCTATAGGCAAGCCGCTTGTAATGCGTGAAGATGCCAAAGGTTTATATGTCGAAGCTAAGATTAGTAACACAGCACTAGGCAATGAAGTATTAGAGCTTATGCGAGATGGTGTTATTGACCAAATGAGCATCGGTTACTCAGTCCCACAAGGCAAAGCCGAATATAAAGATGGCGTGCGCTACATTAAAGAATTGAAGCTATACGAATTTAGCGCGGTGACGTTTCCAATGAACGAAGCGGCTCGCATCACAGGATTAAAAACCCAAATCACCGAAGCCATCAAAGCCGGTGAGATGGACAAAGAGATTGTTCAGCATCTTATTGCTGAATTAAAGGCACTGTTAGACACTCAGCCGCCCGCAAGCACTGAGCCGTTGGTAAAGCAGCCGCCAGAGTTGGAAGGCCTGAAAGGGTTATTACTTAATTTTGGTAGCAAATAATAGGAGTTTACCAAATGGAATTGAAAGACATCAAAGACTTGCTAGAAGCTAAGTCAAAAGAAATCGCAGAAGCTAATGCCAAATTGATGGTAGAAGTTGAAGCTAAAGGCGGCCAGGTTGATGAGTTAAAAACTGCTTTAGATAAAGCCGTGAATGACTTTGAAGCGTTGGACAAGAAGTTAATCGAAGTAGAATTAGCGCAAAAGAATATGTTTGCTGCTAAGACCACTCAAAAGAAAACCCTTGGCAATATGTTTGTCGGTTCTGATGTGTTTGAAGGCATGAAAGCCAACAACCGCGCATCAAACCAACCATTCGTTGCAGAGCGTAAAAACCTAACTTCTTTAGCCGCATCAGCTGGCGCGCTAGTTCGCCCTGACCGCGATCCTGAAGTTTACCGCGACCCATCACGCCCATTGCGCATTCGTGACCTTATCCCTGCAATCCCTGTTGCTAGTGGTTCGGTTGAAATCATGCGTCAAAACGTGTTCACTAACAACGCTGGTCCACAGCAAGCAACATCTAGCCCATCTGCTGCTATTGGTGGTGGTGAGCTACTTGCTAAAAACCAGTCAAACGTAACATGGGAGCTTGTAACAGTTCCAGTGCGTACGATTGCTCATTGGCTACCAGCTTCACGTCAAGTGTTATCAGACGCGCCTATGTTGGCTAACCTGATTGATACTGAATTGACTTACGGTTTAGACCTTGAATCAGATGCACAGTTGCTATTAGGTGACGGCACTGGTCAAAACCTTACCGGCTTGTTAGTGGATGCAGGCGTTACCGATATTGGTGAGCTACCTGTAGGTACTACTGTTGCCAACACTCCAGCGGCTATGATTGATCATATCCGTAAAGCTGTGACAGCGTGTCAAGCTAACGAGTATTACAACATGACTGGTATCGTGCTAAACCCTGCCGATTGGGAGCGTTTAGAAACCGCTAAGGCTACTGATGGTCATTATCTAATGATTCAGTTCCCTGCTAACGGTGCAGACCAGCGCATCTGGCGTATGCCGGTAATCGTTACCAACGCAATGCCAGCAGATACTTTCTTACTAGGTGACTGGACATTAGGCGCTAAGTTATACGAGCGTGAAGATGTATCAGTACGCGTAAGTGAGTCACATGCTGACTTGTTCGTCCGTAACGGTGTTGCTGTACTTGCTGAAGAACGTTATTGCTTAGGCATTAACCGTCCGAAAGCATTTGCTAAAGGCGCGTTTACGGTAGAAACTGAGTAAGTTATACCTGCTTAATAAAGCCCCTTAATTGGGGCTTTTTTGTGTCCAGTTAAAAAACAGGTTAAATAATTTTACTAAAACTGTTTATAAAGTATAATTATTTTATTATAATAAAAACCGTAAAGACAAAAACACAAAAAGGAAAGCGGTATGACACCAAGCGAAACAGCAAAATCACACGGACTGGGATCACTGGCTCAGCTAGTTAAGTTATCAGGCGTGTCTAAGCAAACGCTATTGAACTGGCACAAAAACTATCCGCAGCGTTTCAAGCTATTATGCTTGGGCGCTAAAAAAGAAAAGGAATGTAGAAATGTATAGTAAAGACCTTAATAAGAAGGTTTGCGTAACTGATGTATTTAATCACCGATTGGCAAATGGCCTCATTATTAATGGCTATTATTACGTTGCAGACGTTGTAACGTGCATTCGGTCAGGCTCGTTTCCAAATGCAGCGGGATTAAAAACAATAGGGCCAATGGGTTATGAAAAAATTACAGACTACTTTTCCAGTGTAATAAGGTTTCCGGATGCGGAGATTGTCGAGTTTAACGGTCATTTGGCCCCAAAACCCATAAGCGCTGCGCGTGAGGGTGATAAATTAATACAGCTTATTTTAGGATTGGATGATTTTTTTATTAATCCTATAGAATTTGGGTCAGATAGCGATCACTATAAATTGCTAAGAATGGGCTTACTGTTTTCCGACGAATGTCATGCGTTTGCGTTCGGGGAAAAGTTTTTAAAGGGCGTTTATATTAAGCAGTAAAAAACTAGCGCGATCAGGCTTTTTTGTTTCCGCTTGCAAATTCCTTGAATATGTTATAATGACCTAAAACCACTGAGGTGCCGTGATGCAATACCTTTATAAAATACACACCATTTCCAACCTCAAGGGCGATGTTGTCGAGCTAGATGACAATGAGCGTACGCGCCATCTATTAAATATTGGCGCGATTGAGCCGATTGTAGTCGAAAAGCCCAAGCCAGTTCGCAAAGGTGGGCGCAAGCCACAAGACAAAAAGGCGCAAACTAAATGAAAACCCGCCCACTTGAGCCAGTTACACCCATTATCACCCCGCAAGAGCTATCCGACTGGTTGAGCGGCTTGGATATTAATGACCCGTTGTTACCGGTCATTTGCGATGGTGCAACCGATGCGATTATTGAATATTTGCAGCTCGAGTTGGTGAGTCGTGAACGCGAGGTGGTTTACACCGACTGGCCTGAGGTTGGCACAGGCGCGTGCGGCTTATCGC